ATTTATCAATATACGCAGACAAATCAAAAGATTTTGAAGCGTTTAAATACATTGAAAGAAGCAAAACAAACCCTTTGCAAGTTTCATATATTAAGCAGGAGAAAATAGAAAGTTTGTTAGAATATACAGGCTTAAAAATAAAAGGAACAGACGAACAAAGAAAAAAATATTTTGTTAATACCTCAATCAATAAACTTTTGAACTCTATGTTTTTAAATGAACATTCAAGGATTCAAGATGTAAGCCAAGACATAGACACCCAATTTCGTAAAGATTTTACAGGTAATGCAGATTTTTTTATGACTGATGATGTAGTAGGCTATTACAGCCAAGAGAATAAAGACTATATATATAACAGGAACGGGAGTTGTATGGAGGGGAAACCCTCAAATTATTTTAAGATATATGACCATTTTTTAAATATCAAAACTCAAATAGTAGGTTTAAAAGTTGGAAATTCGGTTGTTGCTCGTGCTATGCTATGGACTAAAGGAACGGAGGAAAAAAAGTTTTACCTAGATAGAATTTATATATCATCAGAATTTAAGAACTCAAACGAGGAAGAACTGCAATTAAAATTACACACTCTAGTTAAGAGAATGTTAAGAGTAAAAAAATTGGATTGCTATTCTGCCTACCATTTGAACAGACATATACAAAACAACTTAATTTCTTCTAGTAATTCAGTTAAGTACATCATTGGAGATACTGAGCCACCGTTTACAGTTCAAATTGATGCAGACACATTTGAAAATTTAGATGCTTATCCTTACGCAGACACTTTTCGCTACGGTAAAGAACTAAATAATAATATAAAATTTTCAACTGATGAAGATGATTATTATTATATTTTAGATAATACAGACGGAGAATATACAGAAGGAAGAGGAAATATCTGCGATTGTTGCGACGATAGAGTACAAGAAGACTACGGAAGTTATTCTGAATGTGAAGATGAGTTTCTTTGTGAAGATTGCTCAATATATTTAGAAGATAGAGAAGACGTTTGCAGAGAATCATCAGCAATTTATGATTCATACAGGGAAGTTTATCTACTTGACTCAGATATACAATAATTTAATTTAATTACTAACAAAACAATACACAAAATGAAAAATTTTACAACTACATTAGATGATATTTATAATTATATTTATACAAATTACAACAATAAACTTTATAAGATAAAAAAAATATTATCTTTAATAGATGAATTGCAAAACGAACTAGAAAATTTAAAACAAAGGTAAACGCCAAGCCTTTTTAATTTTGGCATAATTAATACATTTTTTATATGATAAAATACTTTTAACAATTTCAACAAAGTCCCATTAAATGAGGCAACAATAACAATTTTATTCTTATTATTTTTGTTGTTCAGTTGCTAACCAAATAAATTGTTGATAGTTTAAATTATTTTTACGAAATGCTTTAAATTATCAACTTTTTTTCTTTTCTTACGCAAGAATTTAGTCAGAAACTTTTAAAAAAACTTTTTTTAATTGTTAAATCTGAGAAATTACTAATAATTTGCGTAATTTTTGGATATTTTGGGGATTCTGAGCAAAAAACGCTAATTTTTGATAAATGTGATATTGAGCATCCACACATACACAGAAAGATTTTAAATCCAATTTCATAATTAAAACTTCCAAGTTATCTTGAATGGGATTAGTTGTATATAGACATTACCAATTCTGAATTTAAACATAATATATATTGTTAAGTTATAAGGTTATTAAATATGCTAGTTGCGATATGAGCAACAGTATATTCTATAGGAAGTAAAGGTATAGTAAATAAAATAGAATATTCAGCAGTTTTTGGAAGCAAAAAAAAATTATAAAAAAATTTGAAATGGAGATATATCTTTTATTGTAATAGTATTATAATTAATAGTATTTATTAGTTCATAATTATGAATAGGCTTTGAATCAATATGAATAGGCTTTAAATCAATATGAATAGGCTTTAAATGGAAATGAATAGGGTATGTTAAGGGTATCTTATACTCTTAAAGATAAAGAACAAGATAAAGAGTAAGATAAAGATATGAAGAAAGACAGGTTAATAAAATTTCCTTAAGTTTCGTAGGTTATTTAAAATATTTTGCTTTATTTGTGCAAAAGAAAATTATGGCTACTTACCATCCACCTAAAATAATAACTACACAAGCTTCTCCTGCTATAACTGCAGATTTGGCTTATGAAGCTCATGGAAAGTGTGGTAGAACTAGGATTTTAACTTCAACAAATATTGGTGGTAGTGTTGAATCTATGGTTTTTAATGCAAGAGCAGAGAAAAATGGAAATGCATACAAGATGGTTGTTCTTAGGTTGGGAGATAAAGCTCCTAATAAAGAATGTCCTTGTGATTATGGAGGGGTTTTTGAAAAAATTGTATGCAGTAATATAAGTGATACTGATTTACAAGCCTTGATAAATCTTCCGATTACACAACCATTTGAACTGTATGGAGATTTTGAATTTGTAGCATTAAGTCCAAGTCTTCCGGGATTTGTTGTAGCGTTGTATATGGATTGCACACAGTCATAAAAAAAAATATAAAAAAAATTAAAAAATAGAAAATATGCCTTGCGAAGAATGTGGAGAAGGAATGTATAAATGGGGAGAGAATGGAGAGTGTATGTATGAAACTCTTGAGGACTGCCAATTAGCTAATCAAGAGGAATATCTTGATGAAACTATAAAGAAACCAAGATATGAAGAAGAAATTGATTGGACTTATAACTTTACTGAAGAACAAATGAAAGAACTTCATGAAAATGGAAAGCTTATTGTTAAAGTTGAGAAGGAAGAACAAGAATCAATGACTTTGCTTTTTACTTATGACAGAGAAGAAAAAGAAGAAGAAAGAGAGGAGGAGTTAGAGGAAGATAAGAGAGAAGATGATGAGAGAATTGATATTGAGGAAGAAAAAGAAAGAGAATACGCTAAATTAACTGTCGCTATGTTAGATGGAGAGTTAGATGAATACATTGATAAACTTACTGCTTCAATTAAAAAACTCTAATGGCAGAAACTTATAATGACTATCCTCAATCTGCAACTAATAATGCAAAGAGAGCTATAAAATATAAGGAAGAAAATGGAAGTTCTTGTGGAACTAATGTTGGTTGGACAAGAGCAGGACAATTGGCTAGGAGAGAAAAACTATCAAGAAGTACAATAGCTAGAATGGCTAGTTTTAAAAGACATCAGCAACATAAAGATGTTCCCTACTCTGAAGGATGTGGAGGTATAATGTGGGATGCTTGGGGAGGAACAAGTGGAGTGGAATGGGCTATAAAAAAACTAAAGCAAATTGATGGGCTTAGTGCTTTGATAAAAAAAATAAATATATGAGTGAAGATGAAAGGTACAAGCTTAAAGAAAGCAATATAAATAAATTAAATCCTTATAAAGAAACTACAGATAAGTTTTTCCCTAATGGTGGTAAGATAAATACAGACGGAAGAAAAAAAGGAGAGAAAAATAATGTTGTAGTCAATAAAATTAGCAGAAATGCTTTAACTTGGGCATTAGAAGGTCATTCAACTAAAATAAGAATGGCGTTAGATAAATTATTTGACCAAAATCCTGAAGCTTATATAAATGCAGTTTCAAAACTACTTAACTATACAGTTCCAAAATTATCATCTTCTGAAATAACTGATAACACTACAAAAAAAGTTAAAATAGAATTAAATGATGATGTAAGTATTGAGGAGCTAAGAGCAAAACTCAATGACATTGACAACAACTGATGAAGCACTTAGATTTGCGTTAGAAAAGAGGTTATGCGAATTATCATTCTATGAATTTTTCCAAAAGGCTTGGCATATTGTTGAACCTTCTATTGAGCTTTCTACTAATTGGCATCATAAATATCTATGTGATATTTTACAAGAAGAAGCTGAGAGGATAATATCCAATAAACCTAAAACGAAAGATATTGTAATTAATATACCATTTCGTTCTACAAAATCACTTTTAGTTACCGTTATGTTTCCTGTATGGGCTTGGATTAAGAATCCTAAGTTCAGATTCATAACAGCATCTTATTCTGCAGAACTTTCAATAGAACATTCAACAAGAAGTAGAGATATAATAAACTCAGAGTGGTTTAAAGAAAGATGGGGAGATTTATTCTTCATAAAAAAAGACCAAAATCTAAAATCAAGATACGAGAACAATTTTCTAGGAGTTAGGAGAGCAACATCAGTAGGAGGGACTGTTACAGGGCAAGGAGGGGACTTTCTACTTGTTGATGACCCTGTTTCCCCACAACACGCTGCATCAGAGATAGAGAGAGAGAACGCAAATGAGTGGTATAGGACAACATTCTACTCTAGGCTTAATAATCCTCTAACAGGAGTTAGGATAATTATTATGCAGAGAATACATGATGATGATTTAAGTGGATTTTTGCTATATGGAAAGGAAAGTAGGTTAAAATACCAACATATTTGCATACCTGCAGAACTTTCAGAGGATGTTAAACCTAAAATGCTAGAGCATAACTACGATAAAGATGGATTATTTTGGACAGATAGGTTCAGTAAGGCTATTTTAGATGATTACAAACAAGCTTTAGGAAGTTATGGATATGCAGGGCAACTTATGCAAACTCCTACACCTCTAAACTCAGGAATGATAAAATCTGAATGGATAAATATAGATAATCATAAGATGGGGGATATTGGAGAGCAAATAACAGTTGATTTTGTTATTGACCCTGCATATACTGCAAATGAGAAGAACGACCCATCTGCATTACTAGCGTACATATTTAAAAACAATAAATGGCAGATAATTGATTGTATCAATGTTTATAAAGAATTTCCTGAATTAATTAAGTTTATTCAGCAATGGGTAGCTAAAAATGGATATACAAGTAGAAGTAGGATTTATGTTGAGCCTAAAGCTTCAGGTAAATCTATTGTTCAGACACTAAGAAAAGAAACAGGACTGAATGTAAAGGAAGATAAGCCGCCATCTAAAGATAAGGTTGCAAGAGTGCAAGACATTTCTGCTTCTTTAGAATCAGGTAGAGTAAGTTTGCTCAAAGGGAAATGGAACGAGGAGTTTTTACAGCAATTAGTGAGGTTTCCCTCTGCAAAGCATGATGATATGGTGGATTGTTTGGTTATGGCTGTAAATAAAAATATGTGGAGTGGGTCTAAGGTAGTTTATTTTTCTTAACTTCCAAAAACTTCTAGGTTAATATAAAAAAAAGTCATATAATTGCGAAAGAATAGGAATAAATTATGGATGTAAGTAGTTTAAATCAGAAGCACGAAGATATATTGCACAAATACTTGAAGTTTGTTCAGGGAACTGTTTATACAGCTACAGAGGGATATAGCAGTGATAAATTCCTAGATTTCAATGAGATACTAGAAAACATTCTAAAATATACCAATGCTTTTAATAAATTAATCAAGACTCCTAGCAGAAGGGCTGAGTGGGCATATATGACTCCTAATTTAATGCTTTATGCGACTATAGGCTTCTTGTCAGGAGTTAAAAATGATGAAAATAGCGAGTTAATAGATGAATTATCTGAAGATTTATTTGACACAACAGTAGATTTTGTAGGAGAAACAACAGATATTTTAGAAGATATTAAGATAAAAGAAGATATGCAGAATAAAATACTAACTAATCGTAAAACACACAATGAGCATAACAATTAATATTAAATCGCAATCTAGAGATGTAGATGTTGATATACCAACAGAATGGAGTGAAATGTCTATTGATTATTGGGTTGGACTTTCTAGTGTAATAAGAGAAAACCAAAGTAATAATAAGTTAAAGAATGATTCTCTTTTAGAAAATCATGAAGAAAACGAAAGGTTAGACGAAATCTTAACTGAAGTTGCTTTTTTTGATGAATTGAAGCTAAATAAAGATATATTCTGTTATGTTACAGGGATGAGTAAAGAAGAAGTGATGAATGTTGATGTAGATAAAGTTACTGAGGTTGTAAATGTATTGGGAATCTTAACTGAAGAATACAAGCCATTAGGTACCCGTTCATTTGAATTTGAAGGGGAGGAATATTTCTTTCCATCAGAAAACTTAAAGAAAAACACTTATGGGGATTTTATTGAGTCTACTCAGTTAGAAATGACTGAAAATTCAATGAAAAACGGAAGATATGATGTATTGCCTGAGCAGATGGCTATATTATGCAGGAGAGAGGGGGAGAATTATGATGAAGATTTAATAGCTGAAAAATCTGAAAGATTTAAAAAATTAAAAATGGATTCAGTATTTGAGTTCGCTTTTTTTTTGACCAATCAAAGCAACATATTGCTAAATCTTTTCAATATGTATTCGGAGAAAAATCTCAAGGAATGAGCGCTGTCAAAACTAATGGGCTTTATAATGTTTATATTAAGCCATTCGGTTGGCTTAACAGCCTTTATGTTCTTGCAGAGAAGAAAGTATTTGATGAGGATGGTAAGAACAGTATAGAAAGCGTTAAAGAAACTAATTTATACAAGGTTTTAACTTATTTAAGTTGGATTACAGCAAGAAATGAGTATGAATCAAAGGTTAGTGAGAAAATTGCTAACCCTAATCAAATAACAGGGTAATGATAATAAAATTAACAGACATAGTACAAATAATGAAAAGCAAATGGACTTATGGGGATAAGTTCTTTGGATATACAGAAGAATTTAATGACAACCATAATACACAATACCCTTCATTACTTATAACTCCACCTACATCAGTATTCCCTGAGATATTCTCAAATAATGGATGGGAAAACTATACTTTTGAAGTTTATTTTTCAGATTTATATAACAGAACAAATCAATCAGGTCAAAGCATAGAGTCTAGGTGGCAGAACTTACAAGACTTAGGTACAGAATGGATGGATATGTTTTTAAAGCACTATCAATCAAATCCTAACAACTATAATCCTGCTCCTGTTTATGGATTTTTAGAGGATTCAAGCTTGACAATAGAAAGAGATAAGGAGGTTTCCAATGACCAACTATTGCAGATAAAAATGACATTTACTTGGAGGGTTATGAGTAAGTGCTTTAATCCTGTTTCTACATATCCGAATCAGATACCAAATTTATCTTCTTGGTTGAGAGCAGATAGTGATGTTGATTTCAGCATACCAACTAAAAAAGTAAGTTCTATAGGAGATGGTTCAGGAAACTCTAATGGAGTTAGTCAGTCTGTAAGTGATAATAAGCCAAAAAGAATATCTTATGATGGAGCATCAGATAAGGTAAGGATAAATTTTAACGGAACTACTGATGAATTAGAATCGGTTACTAACAGCCCTATTAATACAGACTTCACAATATTTACAGTTGCACAAGCAGAGCCTGTAACTCCTGCATTTACAAATACATACTCTACAAACTTTGAGGGGGCAGGAGATGTTGTTGATTGTGGTAATCCTGCAGGTGGTGCAGGAGGTCAGCTTTTCTCGTTTACAGATGGAGCAGGAAACGACCAACCATTCAGTCTTAGTGTTTGGGCAAATATAGACCCTACAGAACCTTGGAGGGGGTGGATAGAAAAGTTAGAATACACAGGCACTCAAAAGGAATATCAATTTAATCCTAACTATTCGGCAGGTTATGTATTTATTAAGCTACACGATAATGTAGCAGGGGGATATATAATGGCAAGGTTTACGGCTATTGAACAGAAAGGGGAATGGTCTTTATATACTGCAACTTATGATGGTAGTGGTCTTGCTGCAGGCCTGAAAATATATATAAATGGAGTTGAAGTTTTTACCACAAAACATACAGCAGGAGTTTATAATGGTATGAGTCTAACTACATCTAGTCTTGATTTAGGAAATGGTAATAGTAATTCTTATGTTGGAGATTTAGATGAGTGTAGTATTTATGATAAAGAATTATCTTCTACTGAAGTTTTTGAGATGTATAATTCAGGCAATCCAAACGATTTAACAACTTTAACAACTAGCTCTCCAAGTCTTATTGGTTGGTGGAGAATGGGAGATGGAGCAACATTCCCTACGATTCCTGATGTTAGTACAAACTCTAATGATGGTACTATGGTTGGTATGACTGCCGATAACATTAGAGCATTTGCTCCTAATTCAGAAGAAAGCACTTATTTTAGTTATGAGTTTGGAAACGCAAAAATATCATTAGGAAGTTCTTCAGAGAGAATATATTGCCATTTAGCTGATAGCTCTCAGTCATCAGGAGAGTGGAACGCTAGGAGAATATGGGATGGAGATAGCTCAAAGTATCATATATCAACTATGAAGCTAGAATCATCTACAGCTAATTTAAGTCTGCAATATAATAACACTCCCGAACAACAAGACACTATGTCTAATTACGATAACACTCAAACATATAACTCGGCTAAATTTAAAATAGGAAACGGAACTCATTTAGGTAATTTGGATGGAAATATTCAAGAAGTAATTATTTACAATAGAGCATTAAATTCATACGAGGTGGTAAAGATACAAGATTACTTAAACAAAAAATATAGAATATATTAAGATATGGCATACGGAATAAACGGAACATTATTAAATTTTCAAGACCCTGGAGGTACTGACAGTACATCTACCAATCTAAATGTAATTAGAAATTATGTAGGTAGGGGTTCTATTATAAATTCAGTTAATTTACCATTAACTCATAGCGTTAGGTGGCAGGGTAATTTGAATGAGTTTGAGGAGCCTCAGGCTAGTAATTTTGTGAGCGCAACTGATAAAGGAGATATTGTTAATGTTATTTTTGATGTGTACCAAGTTAATGATTACTCGTACTCCCCTTCATTTCCTCTTGATTATACATTGGTAGCTTCAGTTAGAAAATCAAGAGATATACCCAATATAAGTCAAGAGGATAAAATTTATGGTGGAGATGGTGTTCAAACTATAAACTATCATACATTTACTTTAGATATATCTGAGATATGTAAAGACCTTTTAAGTTATGCGTTGCTTCCTCAAGGTAAAGGGACTATGACTGATTGGAGGTATGGGGGTCTTAGTGGTGGAAACAGGCAACAATCAAATTTAGCTGAACCTGTTTGGAGTGATGATTTCGCTATTAAGAGAAACGGATGCGTTAGATGGATTAGAGTTCATTACAGAACCGAAATAATAGATGCTAATGGTATAATTAGAGAGGCTACTGCTTCAGGAAGCTACCTTAGTAGTCAGAAGCCTTATTCCATTATCAACTCTGCTCCTGATTTCGGTACAAGTCTTACTGCCTCTCAAGGCAGGTCTGCAGGTTGGTTAATACATTCAGGATGGGGAGCATCTAAGACATATCCTAGGCAGATGTGTACTAATGCTCCAAATAAATTATATTCAACTAGTTCTTCTCTAGGTATTAGAATAGCTAAAGATATTAGAATGGAGGAAAGTAATGAGGTTTTTTATTGGATGCAATCTGATACTTCTAATCGTGGTATTTACTACAGTAATACTAATCCGGAAGGAGGCGATTATGCTACAAATACATCTGATTTGATAGCTGACTTCCATATTAATATTAGAGCTTATAGTCCTACAGGAGCTTACTTAAGAAGTGCTAAACTTTATGATTTTAATGAAAATTTAAGGCCAAAAGAAACTTTAAATGGGGTTACAGGAGTATATCCTAGAACTCAAAATAGATATTGCACTCAGAACATCTCGCCTATATTTATAAATGCTAATGTAATACATAATTCAAGTACTGTTAAGGCTTCTTGGGAAAACGGAGGAACAACTTACACTAGATATAGGATAGATACGGATAATGCTGCTAAAAATCAAAATTCATTATTTTTAAATGACGAAGTTGGTTATTATATGACTCAAGGAGTTATGACAACAACAACTCAAGGCAATGGAACGGGAGCAGCAAAAGGTTCTATATTTGAGTACAGGTGGTATAAAATAGATAGGGAGTCTGAAATAAAAACTACAACCCCTTTAAGTTCGTCTGTTACAAATACTGTATACGCAGGAATATATTACACAGAGTTGCGTGATGACCAATTAACATTAGCCAAACCTGTAAGATATAAAGGGTTTAGAAACTTTAGTAGCAATCCTAAGTACCCAAGAATATATTGGTTAAACAAACTTGGAGGAATTGATTCTTATACCTTCAAAGGAAATCATACTGTGTCTTACTCAGCATCAAAGGACTTGATATTAACAAAGTCGCCTGACAGAACGGATATGAGTATAGGTGCATCACAGCCGACCTATCCTAATTATTATGGAGGAAATACGCAAGACCCTTTCGGTGCATATTCAAATGATGGGTTTAGAGGTTCAAATGTTTATGAAGGAGGAACAAGTGTTCTTAATGTAGATGGAGTAAAATCAGGTGTTCTTACCTCAAGGCCATTACATCAAGGAAAGGCAGAATGGTTAAGAGAACTTTTAACATCTCCAAATGTTTGGATGGAACATTGGCAAGTTCAATCAAATGTAGGGAGTGAATATATGATAGGACAAGCAGCGAATAGGAATCTTTCTAACTTAGAGTTAGGCTCGGGTGGATGGAAGCAAGATGGCCGAGCGCCTTTGAACTTTAACTATGTACCAATAATTATAACTAGTACTGATATAGAAACATACGATAGAGAAAAAGGACAGGTTACTATGACTTTAAATTACATGAACTCACATTCAATAGTAACTCAAAGAAACTAATTATATGCAAAAAAATATAAGAATAGAGCTTATTCAGCCTATTAAGACTACAGTAACAAGTGATAACCTGCTTAGTAATTATTCTTTCGCAACAACTTCTGATTGGGACACTTCTGCAGCAGTTCAAAGCAGTTGTACTTCTTTATGGGTTATAAGTGGTGGTATGATTTCTAAGACATCTACTGCAGATTGCTCACGCTTTGAGCAAACTATTGCTCTTACAGAGGGTTTTAGGTATAGAATGGTTATAAATATAAAAAATTATAATCGTTCAGGTTCAATACTTTTAGCTAATCATGGAGCTGCAGGAGCAAATGTTCTTGCAGTTAATGCAACTACTATGGCTAATGGAGAGCCGGGAAATACTTCTGATTCTTTAAGTGTGCCTGTTTATTGGACTCAAGGCTCAAGCAATACAGATGCCCTTCATATTTATGCCAATAGTAGCTTAACAGTAGATATAAATTACATTACCCTTGTAAGAGTTTCAAATGAAAAAAGTGCTGTTTTTGGAGTTTTAGACGCTACTACAACTGAAGATTTTCCACTAGCATTGACATTTGCTATTAATGACCCTTCAAATATAGACAATAGAAAGGGAGCCTATAGTAAAACATTTCAAATACCTGCTACGGCTAATAATAATCAGGTTTTAAAAAACTTTAATATTCCTAACTCAACCTTAATGGGTTCTAGGTTGTTTGAAAAAATACCCTGCAGAATGTTGGTGGGAGATTTATATTCAGTAGCAGGATTAATTCAAATTCAAGATGTAGAAAGAGTTAATGATAAGCCTATACTTTATAGCTGTGTCTTTCTAGGAGATAACTTAGGTTGGAGTACAGCATTAGAAGCAAAATATTTAAGCGACCTTCAACTTGCTAATTCTACTAATTTAGAGTTAAGTGCAAAATCTATAATAGAATCATTTTATGCAGATAACTGTGATACATATACAGCTAGAGATGGAACTGTAACTGTAAATGATTCTCCCATAGTATATCCTGTAACTACATACGGACAATCAAATCAGTATAGCCCTTTAGTTAATTTCTCTTTACAGCTTTTAAGAACTCAATATGAAGCTGATTATGCTGCATCTACCTCTCCTAATAGCTCTAATACAGGGTGTTATAATACAGGTACTTTTTGGGGAGCTACTACAGATACACCTCCCGTAGTTGATTGGCGACCACAGATTTGGATAAAAAAAATGATAGAGAAAATATTTAGTGATGTTGGGTATAAAATAAGTTCTGTCTTTATGAATTCTGACGATTTCAAGAAATTAGTCTACGCAACCCCTAACTTTCTTTTTAACGAACCTCAGACTAGATTTGAAGCTAATTCATTTATGGGTAATTTTAAAGATGACTCTGTTTGTAGCGCTACGGCTTCTAACCTAAAGTTTTACGACAGGATTAAAACAAAATCTACTAATGTAGTTAATAATGCTTCTTACATAGGGTACACTACTAATAATAATGTTTTCGCTTCTAATATTTTGCTTGACTCAGGTAGTTGTGGTACTTCAAATGGAAGTAGGAGGTTTCAGCCTCAGAATGGTGTAAATATTCAAGGAGGCACGGTTAATCAGCAAGATACAACTATGTCAGTTGCAACAAGCTCAATAACAGGAGATAGTTTTAGTCAATTTACAATAGGAGAGGCAGGTTATTATACTGTATCACTTTCTAACGTGATGTACTCTATAAATATACCTAAATGGACTAGTTCTGCAAGTCCTGGAGGATGGTCGGGAGCAGGTAGATTTAATAGTTCAACTTCTAGAGGGTATTTTCTTAATCATGGTGGTATTTTTATACAGGTTCTTGCTCCGGGATATAGCAATACTGAAGACCAATGGTATTATGGTTCTAAGTGGAGTAATTACGATAATACTTCTCAAGATTTAGGTGTTGCATACTCAAATGCTAATTTCAATAGTGAAGGAACTTTTGATGGGTATGAGTATACAGGTTATTTCAATAAAGGGGATAGAGTTAGATTTGGAATTGAAACATACACCCAACACGCAGTATACAGGGGTATGGATAATTGGACTGCTAATTCAGGTAAGTCTTATGTTGAATATTCGCTAGATTTATTTGGGACTCAATATGCCCAATATACTGCATCTAATGCTGTATTAAAAATTGAGATGTATGAGCCTCAGAAACCTGCATTTGCGTGTACCTATAACCTTCAAGATGTTCTTCCAAATGACCAAAAACAATTAGACTTCGTAAAAGGAATTGCCCACTCATTTAACCTTCAATTCTATACAAGCGAGTCAGAAAAAACAGTATATATAGAGCCATTTACTCAATTTTACCTACCACCTAAAGATGCTATAGATTGGACATATAAATTAGACAGAGGACAGTCTGACAAAACAGCTTTCTTGAAATCAGATTTCACTAGAAGAATTATTTTTAAATATCAAACAGACGATAAGGACTACAACTTACAGAGAATGAGTGAAAATTATTTCCAAAATGTTGGAGATACTTATCCTCACATTAAAGATTTAGACAACACATATCCTGCAGGAGAAACAGTATTTGAAAATCCTTTCTTTGCAGGTACTTATGATTCTCAAACTATGAGGATAGGAGAAAATTTTGTAACTGTAGACGCTAATGGTATGGTTGCTCAAAATATGTATGCTGCAGCATTATATAGGGGAGGCCCAAATTCTCAAAAGGGTTATGAATTTAAGCCTAGATTGCTGTATTATAATAAAAGAATTATGCCTTCAGTTCAATCCCCTCAATATCAAGGGTTCTCTGCTGAAACTCTAGGCTACCCCTATAATGCCACTAGTTTATTTTCATACTCTAAAAATCAAGTTTCTGATTTTACTACTTATACTTATGGGACTTTCCCTATTTATGATAATTTTGCAAATGCAGTTTATACATCATCTACATTTAATAATAGACATGATTACTCTAATCAGTTTGGATTGAGTTATGGTAATTATTGGGCTAAAGACTATGACCCTGCAACAAATATATATAGTGAAGTTGGTAATCAGGTTGGTAGAGGGCTATATTCAAGATATTATCAGCCAATGATTGATAATCTATTAGATAACCCCAAGTTAAGAGAGTGTTATATTGATTTAAAGATTAAAGATGTATTAAACTTAGACTTCAGAAAACTAGTTTATATTGATGGTGTTTATTATAGGTTAATAAAGGTTATAGACTTCAAGCCACACTTAAATGTACCTACTAAGGTTGAGCTTCATCAATGGCAGGTTGGAGAAGGGAGTGCATTACCACAAGAAGGAGTTTGGGTAAACCCTTCGGGTACAGGAATAGGTAATGGTAATGGAGATGGCTCTGAGCCTGATAACCCTACTCCTGATTTGTAAAAAATAATAAAATTTAATATTTCGTATAAAATGAAAAGAATTTCAGATACATCTAGGATTAATTTAGAAACTTTATCTAGCTTTGATTTAGTTACATCAGCACCTATGCAGTTTTCTGAAACTGTTGTTATGAGGCTTTCAGCAACATCATCAGCTTCAAATGATTATCTAGCAAACTATCTCCATACATCTCAGTTTACATTTGATTCAGGGGCAGTATTAGCAAGTGGTTCAATTTACAACAATAATTTTGTTCCTAGATATTCTCAATTTATTTCTCCTGTAGACTGTTATATAAAAAATCTTAATGGATTCATAAATACTGCAGGAGGGGGAGGTTGTAAGGGAGAACAAACTTTCACTATAAGTGTTTGGTCTAAACCTACTAATGTAGGTACGGCAAGTACAGCAATGACATTGCTTTTTAGTCAAGATTTTGTTTTTGGTGCTTCTAATAATTCCAATGCTTTAGCTATAGATGGAACTACAGATTCTAAAATTGGCAACAAGTTATATAAAATATCTGCACAAGAAGGCGTAATTGTTTCTGTAAAAAGGGTAGGAGAGCCTTGTGCAAATATTCAGGCAACTTTTACTATGATTTTTGAAACTACAGGTAATCAAGCGACAACATCAACTTTTGATTTTAAAGCGAATATGAATGCATTTGGAGGCAATACTATGGATGTAATTAATAGACCTGATAGTAATAGCACAGGAAATAAACCAACTCAAATAGAGCTTTAGGATATGTCAGAATTTAAAACAATAGATAAAGCATTAAGAACTGCAGGTATATTTTATATTGATTTACTTCAGGAGGAGCTTCAATATCAAGACCATATAGCATCAGGAAGATTAGCTCATTCTTTTAAGCCTAAGGTTTCGGAAAGAGGTGGAAATCTATACTTAGAGATTGTAAGTGATTCCAGCTATATGTGGGCTGTAAATGATGGTCTGCCTAATGGAGTTAAGTGGAGTTCATACGAAACAGGTTATTCGGATATTTTAGATTGGTCTAAAACTAAAGGATTTACATTTGAAAATAAAAGGCACGAAAATTTAGTTATATCTAAAATAGTTGGAGAGCTATCAAGTAAATATCTTACTGAGGGTGGCGAGTTGGTTGCCAATAGAAGATATGGATTTATAGAGATGTCATTTGCAAAGGCAGATTCAATGGGGCTAAACCAAATGATAGAAGAAGATATATTAAAGCAGATAGATGCAGTAATAGGAGAAGCAGGACAAAGTAAAGCAATACAATTAACGATAAGCTAAAATAAAATTATATGGCATTAAAGAGTAGTAAGGTAGCAATAGAGGTAGTCATCAAAGACATAAAAAAGATTGCTGATTTAAAAAAGGGATTAAAGGAATTAAGAGCAGAGCAGAAAAAACAAGAAGCAAGGTCTAAGACAGGGCAAAAGCAATCTCACGCAAATGCAAAGGCATACAAAGAAAGAGCAAAGTCAATAAAAGAAAACTCAAAAGAATTGAGGACTCTTAATAAGGATATGGCAGGTGCTAATAAGAGAACTAAGGCTGTTACTAAATCATCTAATGGAATGGCGAAACAGTTCATTAAAGGTGCTGCAGCTATTGGCGTTGTTGTTGGTGCGTTTAGGCTAATAAACCAAGTAGTTAGTTCTGTGGTTATGACTTTTGCTGAATTTGAGTTTGTTATGGCTAAAGTTCAGGCAGTTTCAGGTGCTACTGATTCTGAGTTTAAACAATTAACTGAGTCTGCAGAGGAGTTAGGTAGAACAACATTCTTTACTGCAGCACAGGTAGGGGAATTACAACTAGCATTTTCTAAATTAGGTTTTACTGCATCTGAAATAATGGATGCACAGAAAGCAACACTAGATTTGGCTACAGCTACAGGAACAGATTTGGCTAGAGCAGCACAGGTAGCAGGTGCAGCAGTAAGAGGGTTTGGGTTAGATGCTAGTGAAACTGAAAGAGTGGTAGATGTTATGGCTGTTTCCTTTGCAAGTTCTGCTATGGATATTGAAAAGTGGAGTACATCTATGACTAAGGTTGCACCTATTGCAAAGTCGGCAGGATTCTCTATTGAAGATACTGCAGCTATGATGTCAAAGCTTACTGATTCAGGTATTGAAGCATCTATTGCAGGTACATCTTTAAGAAATATATTGCTTAAAATGCAAGACCCTACATCAGACTTATCAATGAACTTTGGAAAAACTATACATAGTTTAGATGAGTTAATTCCTGCTATGAAAGGGTTTATAGCAGATGGTGGGGATATGGCTGATATTTTAGAGGTTGTAGATTTAAGACAAGCAGCAGCCTTTGAGCAAATGCTTACTACTGCAGATGGAACTTTAGCGTTAAGAGATTCATTGAAAGAAGCTAACGGAGAAGGAGCAAGAATGGCAGGTATTGTTGGAGATACTTTGCAGGGTTCATTTTTGAAATTTACCTCAGCAGTACAGGGTGTGTCTATATCTGTTATGAAAGGATTTTCAGAAGGACTTCAAGGTGCTATAGAAAACATAGCATCATTCTTTAATGTTATTGCTAAAAACAGTAAAACAATAGTAAGTATAATAAAAGGAATTACAACTCTAGCTAAATGGTTTGGTATATATAAGCTTACACTCATAGCAGTTACAGGTCTTACCATTGCTTACAATAAGGTTTTGGCAATACAAAGGCTTATGGCTATAAAGGCAGCTTCAGGAATGACAACGCTATCTGCAGCAACTATGGTTGCAAAAAGGTCTATTAACGCACTTATGGGAAGTACAGGTATAGGACTTTTAATAGTAGGTCTTACAGAGTTAGTTCCTTGGCTAATGAGTACCAATAAAGAACTTGAGATTCAGCGAGGACTTGTTGATAAAGCTAAGGACAGCTATGAAAATTCATTGAAGCCTATAGAGGAACTTAAGATTATAAGTGAAAATCTTATTAAAACTAAGAAGGAAATGAACAAGCTTTTAGATAGTGAAGGAAAGCTAATTGACAATTCTAAATTCGGTCAAAGGGTTTATAATAAATTTAAAGGTCAGGCAGCTTTAGCTATTAAAAAATTAAATTCAGAACTTAAAGACAATAATCAAGATTTATTAACTCAAAAATCATCTGTCCTTGATGTGGCTGCAGCAGTAGATATATTAACAAAAGCATTAACAGACAAAGCTTTAGTTTCAGGATTTAATAATCAGATTGAAAAGCTTGTAGAGGTTCAGGCAAATGCAGTTGTAACTAAAAAAAGACTAGAAGATTACTTTAATATAAATTTAGATGCAACTCCTTTTGACAATATGTCTGATGCCATTGCATTTCAATTATCAACAATGGAAGAAGGTTTCCCCGGAATGGCTAACTCTATGATTCCTTTTGAAGAAAGAATGAGGTCTGTCAATAAAATTTTAGAAGATGGAGGGTTTACTAACTTTGAACAAGCCATAACAGCACTAGAAGGAAAGGATGACAACATAAGGATAATAACTGAAGCTTTTGATGAATTAGCAGGGGAGGGAGGAATAGGAGGATTGATTTTATCATTAGATAAATCAAAAAAAGGCACAGGGGAGAATATCAAAACAATTAAGAATTGGGCTACTGAAACTACAGATGCTATAAATAAAGTCAAAAAAGAAAGGTTTGAGTTGGGATTGACAGAAGAACAATATACGGCAAAAGTGTTATCAGAAAGACTTAGACTTGTAAAGGAAGAAAGAGATGCTTATGTAAATGGACTTGGAGATAAAAAAGCAAATGCAGATAAAATAGTTGCCTTTGAACAAAAGTTGGTAGAACTCCAATTAAAGATTCAGGCTAATTATTTTAAAGAAAAGAAAACTGCTTTAGATGATAAAAATATAGCTATGATTAACTCTATAAAAAATCAATATACTGTTGATGGTCAAATTACAGCACAAGGGCAAACAGCATTGATAAACCAAGAGATATCATACCTGACAGCAAAGGGAGTATTGCATGATGATTACATGGTCAAAATACAAGGCAATAATGAGAAGATAGCAGAGAGTAATAGAAAGTTGCACGAACAACAAAAGATTGAGTTTCAAGAACAAGTGTCTGCTTACGCAAGTGTTGGTAGTTCTTTAACAACTCTAGCAGGAGATAATGAGAAATTAAATGCAGTAAAAGAAGCAGGTAATGCTATATCTCAAGCTGCAAATATAATATCAACCATAACAACTTTAAAAGAAAATTTAAGCACAATAGCTAAGGTAGGGAATACAGGAGCTGTAATTGCAAATACTGTAGCTGAAGGAGCTAACGCTACTGCAACGGGAGTTAGTACGGTAATGACTCTAGCCGACACTCAAGCAAATATGGTTCAAATACCATTCTTAGCTACTAAAAGTATATTAAAGAGTGGTAGTTCGTTGCCTTTTCCTTTAAACCTTATCGCTATAGCAGCAACAATAGCAGTTATATCTAAGGTTATGAAAATGTTTGAAAGAGGAGGAATAGTTGACGGGGGAAGTAAGTTTGCTAAAGGAGGAGTTATTAGTAAATTTGCAGATGGAGGTATGGTTAATGGCAAATCACACGCACAAGGAGGAGAGAAGTTTGCTGTAGGTGGTAGAGTGGTTGAATTGGAAGGTGGAGAAGCTGTAATCAATAAAAGAAGTACAGCTATGTATAGAGGTCAGTTATCACAAATGAACGCAGCAGGTGGTGGGGTTAAGTTCGCAGATGGTGGTATGCTAAATAATCCTGCTTTTGCTCAGCAAAAATTCTCACAAGGTAATAATAGAAGTGGTTCTCCTCAAAAGGTTTTTGTTGTTGAGGCTGATATTTCTCAATCCCAAAATTCTGTTAGCGTATTAGAGGCTGCAGCAACAATTTAAAAAGTAAACAAATGTTTGTTAGTAAAAAAGTAAAGAAAGATAGATTAGATACCTGTAAAAAGTGCGACTTTTACAGAAATTTTGCAATGTTAAAATATCCTAAATGGAATAAGGGAGCAAGGTGTGGAAAGTGCAGTTGCTTCTTAGACGCTAAAACAACTCTTACTAAAGAGTATTTTGGAGAGTGTCCTTTGGATAAATGGAAAGAGTAATAATTAAATAATAATAATATGGATTACCAATCAATTATCAAAAACTATAGTGAAGAAAGAAAAGATGCTGTGGTAAATTTTGCTAAAGCCAATAGAGATTCTATGACAGGAAATCTTTACCACAATAAAGCTTTAGATTTATTCTTTATGTTGTGGCATGAAAGCTTCCCTAGCAACCCTCAACAAAAAACCTGCATGGGTTGCAGACAGGCAGTTTCAAAGTTCTTTCATAATGTGGCTGATTTTATTTCTAGCGAAAGATTAAATGCTAAAGCAAAGTTAGATGAATTTAAAGAGATTACAGGCAAAAAAAAGAAATCTAAAAAAACTAAGAAATCTAAATATAATGTCTAGGCAAAATAAGTCCGATATAGTTTACGAGTATATCAAGGTTGCAGAAAATGAAATCAAAAAAAGATGGCACGAGCCAACCATTGTTGATATTTTAAGGCATCTAACAGAAAGGGGTATAGTTGAGCCTAAAAGATTAAGAAACTATATGATAATATATGATTTTGATTGTATGCTTAGGTTTAATGATGGAAATAGAACTCATACTTTTATGGACTTATCTATAAAATATGATATATCAGAAAGACAGGCTCAAAGTATAGTTTACAAAGAAAGAGTTAAGGAAAAGTGTACCGTAAATATCACTTATTAAAATTTGTTCCAAAAACTTCGTAAGATTGTCATAGTATAAAATTATTTTTGTGGCTATGAATGAAAATTGGTACAACATAAATTCAAAAGCATCTAAAATAGTTGATGTTTATATTTTTGATGAGATAGGAATGGGTGGAGTAAATGCTCAAGGATTCATTGAAGAAATCAAATCTTTTAAGGACTCCCCAATGAATTTGCACATTAATTGTGTGGGTGGAGATGTATTTGATGGAATGGCTATCTATAATGTCATAAAGAAAAGAACTGCAAAAACTACAGTTTACATTGAAGGTATTGCTGCTAGTATGGGTAGTGTTATTGCTTTAGCTGCAGATAGTGTGGTTATGGCTGAGAACTCTTTATTTATGATTCACAACGCTTGGGGTGGAGCAATGGGAGAAGCTAAAGAAATGAAAAAAACAGCAAATCTTTTAGATAAGATTAGTGGAGAGATTGCTGACATATATGTTAAAAAAACAAAACTACCTTACGACAAGGTAAAAGAAATGATGGATGAAGAAACTTGGTTAAATGCTGAAGAAGCACTAGAACTAGGATTTATTGATTCTATCTCGGATGCTATTAAAGTGGCAGCCAAATATGATGTTTCTAAGTTTAGAAACATAACAAACGAAGAAGTTAAAAATAAATTAAGTAATAATCTAAAAAGTAAAAAAATGACTGATGAGTTAAAAAATTGGTTTAATGGGAAAGTTGAGGATATTATCGCAAGAGTTAAAAGTGATGAGTCTAACGATTCTGTTGATTCAAAAAAAGTTGATGTTAGTATTTCTGATGAGGCTGAGATTTTAAATAAATTTTCAGATTTAGAAAGTAATGCTAATGAACTTAATGGGTCTATCGCTGAATTGACAGGAGAAAAAGAAACTCTTACTCAAGAAGTAGAAAGACTTAACGCTTTATTAAGCAAAGCAAGTGCAAAGGGAACTGAAATTTCTACAGATGGCGACCCTGCAGTAGTATTAGAAAACAAAGTAGAAGGTAATGATACGAAATTCTGGAATGGAATTGTATCTAAAATGAATTTAAAATAAAAATAAAAAAGTAAAATTATGGCAGCAGCAGATATAGCACAAAATGGTTTAGGAGCAGCGTACAATGGTACTTATGCTTCTAAAATCTTATTGGAACCAATGTTCCATTCAGATGATATAATGAGAAATTATACTATCTATCCAAATGTAAAGTACAAGCAAAATATTTTAATGGCACCATCTTTAAAGAGTATTACAGCTCTTAATTCAGGTTGTGTAGCAAATACTTGTGTTGGTACTCAATTTACAGTAACAAAAAAAACTATAACAGTTGAAAATGTTTCTGTAAAACAAACTCAATGTTGGGATGAGTTCAAATCAGAAGTAATTGTAGAGTCTTATAAGAATGGTATCAATATGCCTGACTTATCAGGAACTCAATTAGCTCAAGTTATTATTGACAGAGTTAGAAATGGTATCTCTAACGATATGATTAGAAATATGTGGGCAGGAATGGCAACATTACCTGCAGTAGCAGACTGTACTTATCAGTCAATGGGAGCAGGTCTTTGGGACTTACTTGATGCAGATGCAAACTTTGCTAATGCAGGAGCATTACAAAGAGTAACAGGTGGTGGAGCAGCAGCAGACTACAATGTAGTTGGAGGAACAATCGCTATTGTAGATGTTGCTTTATTATTAGACAAAGCTTTCGCTTCTGCACCTTCTGAATTACAGCAAGTAGAGGCATCAGCAAAAAGAATGTTTGTTACACCAAATGTTTATAACGCTTACTACGCTTCTTTAACTTTAGTTGCACAAGCAGGAGCAGTTGATTATGGACATTCTGAAGCACAAGCAGGAAAAACAAGATTATTCTACAGAGGAATTGAAGTAGTTGCAATGTATGAGTGGGACACAGCTTTAACTGCAAGAACAGGAGCAGATTTACCGGGTATCTTTACAGTAGTTGATTCAGCAGGAGCAGCTTTCCAAGCAACTAACGGAGTTATCTATACAGCTACATCTAACTTATTCATTGGTACAGATGTTACTGCACCTGAGAATGAATTAAAAATGTTCTATGACGAGGCTAGTGATAATATGCTTATTCGTTCTTACTTCACAATGGGCTTCCAATACGGATGGACTAACTTGATTTACGGAGTTTGTTTAACATCATAATTAATAACTTAAAAACAAAATAAAATGGCAATAGATAGTGGAATTTTAGTAGACTGTGCAGATTTAAATGCAGTTGGTGGAGTTAGACAAATTATACTTACAGATTTAGATAATGTAGCAACTGTACTTCCTACAGCTTACTCAGGAGGAGTTTTAACAGGTGTTACAACAACTAATCCTTGGGCTAGATTTGAGAATAAGCAAGGGATGGCAGCTATGACAATAAATGGGACAAAAGAAAATGGAGCTACTAAGTACGAAGTGGGAGTTTCTTTTTATATTCCTAATTGTAATGGCGGCATTTAGCAGCTTTAAAGGCATTGGAAAGTGCTTGTCCTGTAGCGATAGTAGAATTATTTAGTGGTACTAAATTTATCGTTGGATGGTCTTATGTATATCAAAATCAAGCAGAGGGTGCAACGCCTTGGATAAGAAGTCAGAATTATGCTAACTTAACTTCAATAGAAGGTGGTTCAGGTACAGCAATAACTGATGAGAATGGAGTAACTGTTACATTAACTGCAACTCAATGGGAATTACCTCTTGAGTACACAGGAGAAATAACGACTGTTGCAGGAGATTTGACGGCTACAACAGCTTAGAAAATTAAGATATGCAGGGGGTTATAAACATCCCCTGCTAATATCTTTTTTTATGTGTAATTGTGGTTCTAATAAAAATGTGGTAGATTTGCCACATATAAATATATATACAAAGATGGCAGAATACAAAGCAAAAAAAGTTTACTTGAACGGAATGGCTAATTTTGGTGGTGGAAAAAATGATATTTTTATAAATTTCAGCACAGCAACTCAAGAGGAGTTAGCTTGGGTTTATGAGGAAGCTAATAATGGTTCTCATTATGTAGAAAAAATAAACAAAAAATCATCTAATGAAGAAAGCATCAACAAAGTCAGTAAAAAGTTCTCTAACAAGAAAGACTCAAAAGAAGAATAATACTTTTGAATTTGGTGTTTTTGATTTATCAGTTCCACCGAGTATTACTGAGGTAAAAGACCTTAATAGTCTTAATAATGAATGGGTTCCTTTTGGGGACGATAACTTGTTTCCTCAGTATTTAGCAGAATTAAAGAGAAAATCCTCTACACACAGAAGTGTATTGGCTCAAAAGACTGTATTTACAAGTGGAGCTAAATTTGTTTGTGAGAACGAATCATTAAGAGAATTTATTGAAGATGTAAATGCTGATAAAGAATCTCTAAGAGATGTTTTTAAGAAATTAGCAGACGATTACTATACTTTTGGTAACGCTTATATGGAGTGTGTAATATATGATGGGGGTGTAAATCTTTACCATTTAGATGCTACGACAGTAAGAATGTCAAAAACCAAGAAAGAGGTTTATGTAAACCCTGATTGGTGTAAGTATTGGAATCAAGATAAAAAAATAAAAAGACTACCTATATACCCTAGAGTAGCACATAACAAGTTTGTAATTCACTTTAAGGATTACGAGCCTACATTTAACTTTTACGGACTTCCTGACTATGTAGCAGCACTAGAGCATATCTGTGTTGATTACGAAATTGGAAAGTGGAATCACACTAAATTCTTAAACGGATTTCAGCCTTCAGCTATCGTTGAGATTAGTGGGGATATGGGAGAGGAAGAAGCTCAAAAGATGGTTCATGAAGCTCAAAAGAAGTTTGTAGGAGAAGGAAATAATGGCAAGATATTATTTATTGTAAAGAATGGAGATACATCTCCTGCTAATGTTCAAGTCATTAAAGACGACCAAGAAGGAAGTTGGATTGATTTACAGCAAATTACTGACCAAAACATTATAACTGCTAATAGGTGGCAACCCTCATTATCAGGGATTGTTAGTTCAGGTAAAATGAATAATTCAGGTAGTGAAATTAGGATTGCTTATGACTTAGTAATGACTACAGTAATTAGAGATACTTCTGAGTTATTACTGAATGGTATAAGAACAGTTCTATATAACGAGTTGGGTTACGACCCTAAAGATTTAAAAATTCATTATGAGCCACCAATCTCATACGCAAATGATGTAGATATAAAACAAGTTCTTACTATAAACGAGCAAAGAGCTTTAATTGACGAGGACTTACCAATGCTAGAAGATGGAGATATGTTTGTTGCAGACAGAGAGGTAATAGTAGTGGAAAAAGATGAAGATGGAGATGGAGAGGTAGAAAGAAAAGAAATAACTGTAGAGCAATAAGATATGGGTAATACTAAACAATACGCAACGCTAGTAACAGCAGGAGAGGTAATTGACAAAACTTTTACTAATAAAAATACTGACCCTGTATTAGTTTCAGAAAACACCATTGTATTATCTGAACTTGCACATATACGGCCTTTACTTGGAGAAAAGTTTTATGCAGAATTAAAGCTTCAACACGACACAGGAACACTTAGTACTGATAATCAAGCCTTTATGACTTACTACTTAGAAGATACTTTGTCTTGGTTTGTTAGATTTGAGGTTGTTAATGATATTATGAGCAACATATCATCTAGTGGTGTAGTTAATAATATAGATGAGTTCTCAAGAATAATCAGCCAAGATACTTACAATACATTTAAACAAGACACATACAGAAAGGCAGATATATTTGCTAATGATATGATGGATTTTTTGAATGGTACTGACCAAGCAGGATTATATCCTACATTTGCTAGTAATAAGCCGCGAAGTATGAGTGATACATATAAGAATCATGGAATGATATTCTACGATAGTATATACGGTTACAATGGTATTGATGGATGCTTTAGTTGTGGAAATCCTTATTTAAGAGGGGAATCAAATTGTAATTGTTAAAATAAAATAAAATGTCATCAAATCAACATAGAAATTTATTAGATGGAAACAGACATAACCCGTTGGGTTTTGAGTCTGCTGAGAACGATACTTATTTAGGGAAGAATAGTGGTATACAATATGGGGATAGGACAGGCTCTTTAATTTGGAGTAATGTTTTAGAAACATTTATTTTGGGTGCTGAAGTTGTTAGGACAGGGGTTGCTGACTATATTAGGATTCCTTATAAATTTAGAATAACAGAGGTACGAGCTAGTCTATATACTGCAGGAGGAGTTCTCTCTATCAATATACTAGAAAATGGAACTAGTATATTATCAACTGAACTAACTATAGATTCAGGAGAAAAAACATCTACAACGGCAGCAACTCCTGTTGTAATTTCAGATTATGAGTTGTCAGATGATTCAGAGGTTACTATAGATGTAACAGGAACAGCAAAGGAGGTAGGTACTAAACTTAAAGTATACCTTATTGGGTATAGGATGACATCATAAAAAAAATAAAATGAAATCAAGTATGAAAGATACAACTGAGGTGTTAATTGCTAATGGAGGGGTTATAGGGTTAAGTCTAAGTGAGTGTAATGAATTTTTACTTCTTATATCAACATCACTTGCTATATGTTTCACTATTTACAAATTTTTAAAATTAAAACAAAAATAATATGGCTATTTCAACAACAACAACAATAAAACCAACTACATTATCAGTTAGCATAAATGAACAAGTTAGTGTAAATGGCGTTCAATATGGAAATAATACAATAAAGGGTGTAGATAACTGTGGGAAGGTAGACCAAAGGGTTATGGCTACTTACTCTGATGTTTATACTCCATTTTTTGGTTGGGTAACTAGAGATGGTAAGGGAATAGGAACTCAGTCAGAGTTTGCATATCTAAGAATAACCAATACAGATTCTTTATTAGGTGTTACTATTTCTTTTAAGGATGGAACAGGAACATCTCGTTTTCTATATCTCCTTCCGGGTACTAGTTATGTTTTATTCAGTCCTGATTCAGCTATTGGTGGTGATGAAGAAGTACCTTCAGTATTAAGAAAAATAACTGAGGTTTCTGCAAAATGTGATAAACCTGCTGTACCTGTTAAGGACGAGGTTTATCAGGTTTACATTGAGTATTTAGCTGTTTTCAAGGGTGGTTATGACGCTAATGATACATCTAATGCCACATCACAATAAAATGCGTAAATGGTATAACGACAGACTAAGAAATATGAATATAAAACACTTTAATTTATCTGAATTTGATAGCCCTGATGAGGTTGGTTCAGGAGATAATATGGATATTAGTTTTATTAGAAAATTAGATGAAGCTAGGGAAATAGCAGGTGTTCCATTTAAAGTAAATTCAGGATATAGGACTCCATTTCATAACACAAAGGTTGGTGGTGTAAAAAACTCATCTCACATGAACATACCATGTAATGCTTGCGACATACATGTTGGAAGTAGTTCGGAAAGATATAAAATAATAGAGGCCGCTATAAAAGTAGGCTTCAATCGTATTGGAATTGGTAAAAATTTCATACATTTGGACACAGATAAAAACAAAAGCCAAGAACTTGTTTGGCATTATTATTAATAAAAAAAAAGAAAAATGAAAGATTGGTTAATTAAAGCAATGTTAAAAAGTAAAAAATTCTGGTATGCAATATCTGCAGTAGTAGTTCCTGCACTTGTAACTTATCTAGGAGTTGGCGAAGCAACAGCAACAGATTTATTTCATTCTATTCTAGTTTTAATTTTAGGACAAGGAATAGCTGATTCATCAAAAAAATAGTGTATGTTTGTAATCCTTCTTTGAGTGTTTTCATTGTTGGATAGTTAGTAGTTAAGAGTGAGAGGTTAATAACTTCTCACTTTTTTTTTGTATCAGTATTTTTTTTTAATAAATTTGAAGATGAAAAATTACGGAAGAAGATTAAGGCTATCTATAGACGAGGAAAATCTTATCTATAAGTATAGAGCAAATTCAGTAGATAATATAAATGATAATACAGCTTTAGATATACACCTGTCTGAGAGAGGTATAGACAGAAAAGATGTTGTTTCTGTAAAGCATTGGCAGTCTGCTAGTGGAGATTTAAGATTTTCAATAGTAACCAAAGAGGATTGTGGTTTAGATGAGAACCAAATATTTGACAATGTAAATAAATTTATAGAAGGATATTCTCCTGACTATGAAAAAATCAAAAGAAAAAAAGGAAATCATTTACTCGTAATAAATCCTGCAGATATTCATATTGGAAAGTATGCTAGTGCATTAGAAACAGGAGAAGAATATGACTGTGAAACTGCCGTCATTAGAGTTTTGGAAGGGGTACAAGGGCTTATAAAAAAGGCTGAGGGTTTTGATATAGATAAGGTATTATTCTGTATTGGTAATGACATACTCCACACCGATAATGTTATGTCAAGCACAACAAAAGGAACATTTCAAGATTCAGATGGTAAATGGTGGGAGCATTATGAGATTGCTTTAATGCTTTATGTTAAATGCGTGGAGATGTTAAGGGAAATTGCTCCTGTAGATGTATTACATAGTATGAGTAATCACGATTATCAAAGTGGATTTCATTTGGCTCATACATTAAAATCTTGGTTCAGAAAAGCAGAAGATGTTAGGTTTGATGTTAGTGTTTCGGCTCGTAAATATTATCAATATGGGAAAAATTTAATAGGATTAGAACATGGAGATGGTGCTAAGATGGATAAATTACCTTTACTTATGGCTAATGAGAAGCCGAAGGAGTGGTCAGAAACAACTCATAGGTATTGGTATCTCCATCATTTACATCATAAAATTAAACACAAATACTTAGATGCTAAAGATTATATAGGTGTTACAGTTGAATATATGAGAAGTCCATCATCATCAGATTCTTGGCACTCAGCTAAAGGATTTTGTGGAGTACCTAGAGCTTGTGAAGCTTTCATTCACGATAAAGAAAGTGGTCAGGTGGCTAGATTAACACATTATTTTTAGAATTTAACCCTTAAATAACCCTTTATATAGGGTATTACATACTCTTAAAGATAAAGATAAAGATATGGTTAAAGATAAATACTAGGTTAAAGATAAAGTATTTGTATATTATTTAGAAAAAACATTGTAAATATTTTGGTAGTTTAAAAAATTGTTGTATCTTTGCACAGAATTTAAGACAGACTAACTACTAACTAAACTCAAAACACAATGTCAAAATTAACAAGCCCTTGTTGTAACTCAACTTACGAATTAGATACCTTAAGCTATTGCTGTGGTTCACAAATATCAGAAAGTGGATTATGCTACGACTGCAAAGACCACGCAGAACCTGAAGGATATGTATGTGATGAGTGTGAAGATTACTTTGATACGCCTCAAGATGAAACTTACAGTTGTGGGTTTTGTGGGGAAGATTTAATTGATGACATAAGTTATTGTTCAAGAGATTGCTCTGTTGCAGATAATTCAGAAAGAGTATAATTACTAACTAAAACTATTTTAAAATGTTAAAAACACAAACGAGTGATATTCTACAACACTTAAAAGATGGTAGAAAGCTTACACAAAAAGAAGCTATTAACGAATATGGAGCATATAGATTAGCTGCAATAATTCATTCACTAAGAAATCAAGGACACAATATAGAGTCTACAAGGCTAGACGTACTGACTAGATATAAGAAGAAAGATGGAACTAGAAAGAGTGCTAATATTGCCGAGTATAAATTAAAAGCAATATTGTAATGGGTAGAATGAAAGAGGAATTTATGCAAATGCAAGAGCAGATACAATCACAAGAAATTAACACACTAACCGATATTGCAGAACAATATCACAATAATAACCAAAGTAATTTAAAAATGAAAAAAGTAGAAGAAGTAGTAATGGTAAAAGAAACCAAAGAAGAAACTCTTAAAAGATTATTCTTAGCTAACGGATTAGTTAAAGAGGATGTTCATAAAGACCCAAGAGGTTTTGTGATTATCAAAAGGTCAGGCATAGATAAGATTGTTTCAAAGCAAAATATTCAGGTAGCTTATGAGCCTGTAACAATGACTCCTGAGTGGGTAGTTCTAAGAGCTACAGCTAGTATGAGAACAGGTAGTGGAGAGAATGATGTTAGAAATATGATGAGCTTTGGAGAAGCATCGGATAATAACTTAATGGGAGGTGCTAAGAAATTCCCTGTTGCTATGGCTGAGAAAAGAGCTATGAGTAGGGTTGTTCTAAAGATTGCAGGATTCTATGAGCAAGGAGTATTCGGTCAAGATGAAATGGCTGACTAATGGATTGGATGGATGAGGTTCTTGATGGACAACCATTGGAAGCAGAGATGTGGAAGATAGGGTATATTGAGAACCTCTTGCATTATACTGCAATACCTAGTTCAGAGCAAACTGAAATACTTAACTCTTTAGATATTCTTAGTGATATAGATGCAGATAAAATCATAAGATATATAAAAGAAAATGAAGTTTACTCTGACCCAAAACATCAGTACGAAGCAATGAGAAAAAATGGAATGTTTAACGAAAAAGAATATTAAAATGAAAAATGATTATGATAAAGTAAGAACTTCAAGAAATGAACTTGAAGCAATCCTCAGGATAAGAGGTATATCAAAACAAAGATTTGGGAGAATATTAAATATTAAAGGCTCAACTATAGAGAAATATTTAGATAACCCATATCATTTAAGGTACTACCAAATGCAAAGACTAGCCCAATTTTTAAATATTAATGTTAAAGACATTATAGATATAATAGAGATTGATTTAAAAGATGGTATGATTATAGTGCAAGGGGAGGATAACTTTTCAGTAGTAGAATCTTTATCAACCAATAGACATGAATAGGTATAAACTAGAGCTTACCCAAGAGAGAGATGAGAATATTATAAATGAAATATGCTGCAGGTATGGCGTTAAGTGGTTATCTATACTTTCAAAGAGCAGGGTTGGAGTTATTGTAGATGCTAGAAGGCTGTATTGTGGAATATTAAGAAATGTTTTTGGATTAACATTTCATGAGATAGGAAAAATACTTAATAAAAATCACGCAACAATAATACATAATCTTAAAATTCACGATAACTTTGTAAGGATTTTAAAGTCATACAAAAAAAACTATGAAGAAATAGAATCAAGCCTTATGTTAGGGGATAATTATTATGAGCATGAAGTTATATCAGTTGAAAGAAAAATGGATGAACTATCTGAAAGACTAAATGATTTAATAGAAAAGAAAAACGAATACAAATTAAAAATTAAAAAACAAAAAAATGGCAGACAAGAATTATGTAGTAAGTAGTATCAAAAAGGTAACTACGCAGTATGGAGAATTATTTAACGCAAGTTTCAAGATGGATGAATTGCAAAAGATGTCTAAGAAAGGTTGGGTAAATATTACAATAGCAGAAAGGAGAGAGCCTTCTGAAAAAGGAGCAACTCACTATGCTTATGAGAATACTTATGAGCCACCAAAAGAAACGACATCAGACAAGGTTAAGCAAGATGATGACTTACCTTTCTAAATAATATTAAATTAACTACTAAATTATTTGGTAGTGTCAAATATTATTCGTATCTTTGTATAGAATTTAAAATAACACCCTAGAAGGTGTCCCGTTAATACCTCCTCAGGGACGAGGAGGAACCAAGAAGGAGTGTTATTTTTATTCTAACTAACTAACTATTCACTAAAACACAAAACACATGAAGAAAGAGCTACTAGCACGAAAGGAATTATTGATTGAAGTTTTATCTGTTCAAACCACAAGTGGTAATGAATTTGATATGATTGCATACATACACAGGTTTTGCAGAGAGAATGTACCCTCAGCAGAAGTTGTAATTAAAAATAGTAATATATATGTAACTAAAGGAGAAGCAGAAGCATACCCTTGCATTGTTGCACATACAGATACGGTACACGATATACATAAATTTTATAAAGTATTTGATGATGATAATTGCTTATTTGCATTTAACTCAGAATCAGGTACTCAAGTTGGTGTAGGGGGAGATGACAAGGTAGGTATATGGTTAGCATTAGAGATGTTAATGATGAAAGACAATCTAAAATGCGCTTTCTTTCACTCAGAAGAAATTGGCTGCATAGGTAGTTCTGATGCAGATATGGATTGGTTTAAAGATGTAGGGTATTGTCTGCAAGGAGATAGGAGAGGTAACAATGACTTTGTTAATAATATATCAGGTAAATTGTTTAGTAAGGCTTTTAGTAAAGCTATAGCACCTTCATTGGCTTATCACGGCTACTCAGAAGCATCAGGTTCTATTACAGATGTAGGTCAGTTATCTGACAATGGTATTGGAGTTTGTGTAGCTAACATGAGTTGTGGTTATTATGCACCTCATTCAGATGAAGAAATAGTAGAGTTCCTTGACTCTAATAATTGTTTAAATATGATAGATATGCTTGTTGAATCTTTAGGATGCAATAGGTATGAGTATCAGAGAGAGAAAACAAATTATGATTGGGGAGATTTTAATGGTGCTAATAGAAGCTATTGGTATGATAATTATAGCGAAACAGGTTCTGAGGTAGTTCTTGATGAAGGTGGTAATGAAACCTGCTACTACTGTGGATGTAGTAATATAATTCCTAGCGATTTTAAGGGGTATAAATACTGCTCAGATTGCGAAAGTGATATAATGATTTCTGATGAAGAAAAAGAATTAAGAGATTACAACGATTCTTATGGTACAGATGATGTTGATTTTGAAGATGTATCAGATGGTTATGATGGCTCAATGGAACATAGGTCAATAGTAAACAATTATTTAACTAGCTACGCAAAAAACAAATAGATATGGCAAAGAGATTTACAGACACAGACAAGTGGAAGAAAGGTTTTATAAGAAGTCTTTCTCCAAAATTTAAACTGTTATGGCTATACATATTAGATGATTGTAACCACGCAGGAATATGGGAAACAGACTTTGAAGTTGCCTCAATAAGAATTGGAAGCAAAGTAACAGAGAAAGAAGCATCACAAGTATTTGCAAGTCAAATTAAAATATTTGACAATGGAGATAAATGGTTTATTGCTAAGTTCATTGACTTTCAATACGGAACTCTCAATGAAAACTCAAGGCCTCACGCTGCAGTTATAAAGCTTTTAGATAGGTATGATGTATATAACATTGAAGGTATAAGTCCTGTTGATGTAGCAGGTATGCCTAACGAGATAGAGAAGCCTATTATAAAGCGATTTAAAGAGCCTAATGCAGGAGATGTTGCTGACTACTGCATTGAGAGAAAAAATAATGTAGACCCTATGAAATTTATAAACTTCTACGATAGCAATGGATGGAAGGTAGGTAAAAATAAAATGAAGGATTGGAAGGCTTGTGTTAGGAGTTGGGAAGCTAATAGTCCTAAGGATAAAACAAGCAGAAAGCAATTAGATAATAAAAACTATACATCATTTTAATATGAGAACACTAGAGGAAACACTAAAGAACGCAACTCACATAAAAGTGAGGGATTACAAGAGATATTCTTTTGGTAATATAGAGGAGTGTACTGCATTATTCTGTGAAGCATTTAGATTGGTTGATAAAACTTTTACTAAATACAATCATCTACCTGAGTATGATGAGGTTATAAAGTGGTTGTCAGATACAGAGGGCAAGGGATTGTTTTTGCTAGGAAACTGTGGTAGAGGTAAATCTATAATAATAACAGGAGTGCTTCCGTTAATCTTTAATGCTAAGATAGGTAAGATATTAAAACCTATAGCTGCTAGGAAACTACATACAGTTACAGAATACAAAAGCCCATTCATTGTTATAGATGACATTGGTACTGAGGAAATAATAAATGATTACGGAACCAAGATAGATGCAGTAGAGAGCGCTATATTTGAAGCAGAAGATGATTTAAAAATGCTTTTATTAACATCTAATCTTGATGCTAGTTCTATTAAAGAAAGGTACGGAGAAAGGATATATGACAGGATTAAAAGACTTTGTAAGGTTGTGTTTATGAAGGGAGAAAGCTTAAGAAAATGAAGATATTAACAGCTATATGGGGAATAGTTATACTATTGTGTATATTTGAAGCCTATTTTTGCACTAAATTTGTAGACAATGATTAGTAAATATACTAAAGATTATTACCTATCTCTTAGTTATGAGGATAGAATAAAAAAACTAAAGGACTTGATAATGAAAGACTTCAATTCATACCTAATTGTTGCTGATTATTATGGTTCTATGTCAGAGAATAATGGAGGTGTTCCCCACTCTTTAATTAACAAAGAATTTGTTAGGGGATTAAAAAGAAGGTATTATTTTAAAAATAAAAAAAATAAAGAATGGCTGAAAAATTAATAATTACTATTTCCTCTATATTTCTTTTATATATTGTTGTGGCTAATTTACTTTACTTAAGGAAGTATGACAATAAACTTGAGAAAAATATGAAAGAGTTTGACAAAAGAGATAAAGTTGTAACACGAACAGGAGGATTAGAAAACGACAGATTAAATGAAAGACAATAGAATACCACACTACTACATAGGTAACAATGGATATGAAGCAAGGAAGGTTGTATCAGGATTTGATTTGTCCTACAACATAGGGACTGCCACGACATATTTGCTCCGTTGTGAGAGGAAGCACTCATCTCCTGTTGAGTGTATTAAAAAAGCAATAGCTCATTTAGAATTTGAGTTAGAAAAAATTGAAGAATTAAAACAAAAATAATATGGGATATTTAAGGCACATAAAAAGAAACAATCATTGTGAAACTTGCAGGTGGGTTGTTAAGTATGATAAAGAGGATTTAATAAGAGAGGTTAAATTAGTCTATGAGCCTACAGAGTATAGTAGGATTAACGCTAAAAGATATGGATATAAAGCTAGGAAGCTTCATAACAGAGAGCAACTGATAGCTGCACTAGAATGGGATAAAGAAAAGAGAAGTGTCTAGCCCTATTTATAGGGTTATCATAGAGTATGGCTACAGAAAGAAAGGGTCTGTAAGGCACTATAAGTACAAAAGAATTGATACATTTGTGCTGACTAATGATATTGAGATGATTAAGAAAGATGCTAATTTGAACTCAAGGATTATAAGACAGTTAAAGTCAGGCAATAAAGAAATGGACATTATGTTCAAGAGCATCTATATTGAAGGTCAATATGGAGATACTAATTATTAAATAAAAAGATATGGAAATTATACTATTTGTTGTTGCATTGTTGTACTGCATCTACCTGAACCTAAGGCTTAGAGATGCTCAGGAAGAAATCATTGAGTTAGGATTAGATGTTGGAGAGTTAGAAATCAAGGTCTATAATAAGATGATGTATATTCGCAAGGAAATTAAGGAAACATTTAATAAAACAAAAGTTGAGAAACCAAGAAGAAGAAGTACAAAAAAGCGTAGTCAAGTACCTAAAGCTTAAGTACCCTAAGGCTTGGTATTGTGCTAGTCTAGGAGGTATTAGAACATCCTTTAAACAGGCTGTAAAGGCTAAGGCTACAGGATATATAAAAGGATTCCCTGACCTACAAATCTGTGTCCCTATGGAGAGGGGAGTAGAAGGGGAGGGGGGTACACCTAAGGGGGGGGTGTATCATGGATTATTCCTTGAAATAAAAAAGGACAAAAAATCCTACCCTACAAAAGAACAGAAAGAATGGATAGCATACCTCAATGAGCAAGGGTATTGCGCTAGGGTTACTAAAGGGTTAGATGAGAGTATAGAGGTTATTGATAACTATTTTAATAAAACGATATGAGTGTAAATATATACGACAGAAAAGATATGAGAGGCGGAGGTTATGCAAAGCGTAAGTTCACTTATGAAGAAGCAGAGAAGGTTAGAGCTGATTATAAGACAGGTAAGTTTACTCAGCATCAGTTAGCATCAACCTATAGGGTTAGTCAGTCTATAATCAATAAGATATTAAGGTTTAAGACCTATGTAAAGGTTTAAGGTAAAAGTGTTTTAATAGTTCACTCGTTTTATTTGTTAGTTTAAGTAAGTAGTCATTAGATAATATCTATTGGCTATTTTTTTTTACTATAATATTTTTTCTTTTTTAATCTTTTTTATTTTTTATTTTATTTTTTAAAATTTATTTTCTTTATTTTTTTTAAAATTTATTTTTATTTTATTTTTTAAAAAAATTTCTGAAACTGCCAAGCCTGTTGAAACTGCTAAAGCCCTGAAACTGCTCGGCCTGTATATATAGGCTTGTGGTGGCAAAAAAAATGGAATTTTTTCAGATTTTCACAATTTAACATAATATATATTATAGGACAAAATAATTTCTATATCAAAATTTTTGAATAAAAGTATAAAAAAATAAACTTTTTTTAATCTTTTTTTTATTATGTTGAATTACAAATTATTTGTATGTTTTAAGCCTTTTTAAGCCATTCAAAACCCTTTTTAGTGTGGTAGTATTAAAAGTTTTTACTAATGCTTTAGCGTTAATTCACTAGGTTAAGCACCTAAAAAGTTATTAACAATTTGTAAATTATTTATATATTTGTTATAAATAGTTTGTTATTTCGGTTTATTCGTTTATCTTTGCGGTACATTAACCAACTAAAAATTTATATTATGCTCAATCAAAATTGGAACGAAAACAAGGACTTAAAAAACAATATCAAAAGAGAACTAAAAAAAGCGAGTTTCTTTTTAATGGAAGAAGAAATTTATCAAATGTATGACGATAGTAAAAGAACTTTTATGACTTTGGACTTTTATCTAAATAGTCAATTCAAAAACGAATTACAGACAATTTTAAAAAATTGCAGATACTTAAACGAACTACAAAATAGATTTTAATAATAAATAATAATAAAAAAAAGTAAATAATTATGAAAAAGAAAAAAACAATTTTCGCCAACAATGAAAGCCTTGAAGATGTAATTTGTCAAGCGTTAATTTTTGCAATCGGAACGGCAACAGCCTTAGTAATTGCATCAGGTTTAATAATAATCACTTTAAATTTAATATACTAAATATGAAAGCACAAAACACCACACTAAAAGCGATTAACTATTTATCAATATACGCAGACAAATCAAAAGATTTTGAAGCGTTTAAATACATTGAAAGAAGCAAAACAAACCCTTTGCAAGTTTCATATATTAAGCA